GAATCTACAGACGCAACATCAAGAATTGTTTTAAAAGACAATTCAGGCGAAGGTCATGTAGCTGCAATAGGTGATAATATTACATTTGCTACTAGTAGTTCTAGCAGTGAAAGAATGCGTATTGATAGTTCAGGTAACGTCGGGATTGGGATGACTTCGCCTTTACAAAAATTAAGCGTAAGTGGAGTTATAAACTCGGATAGTGATAATGATTACTATGGCGCTTGGCTTTCTGGTAATTCAACCGCGGGTGCTGAAAGTTATTTAGGGTTAGGCCCTTGGTATAGTCAAGCAGGCTATGTGAGATATTATGATAATGATAGATTATCTATTTATACCTATGATGCTACAGAAGATGTAACATTACAAGAAGCTGGCGGCAACGTCGGGATCGGGACGGCTAGTCCTCAGTCAAAATTACACATAGAAACAGGTAGCGGAGGAACATACAATCCAAATGTAAATCACGATGACGTAACAATAGAAGGTAGTGGAAATATTGGGTTGCAATTATTTAGTCCTGCTACTTCTTACCAGTATATAGCTTTTGGTGACCCTAATAGTGTTAACGCAGGTTATTTAAGATATTATCACGGAACCAATGAAATGGTTTTCAGAACTAATGGAAGTGATAATATGGTTATTAACTCTAACGGCAACGTCGGGATCGGGCTTACTAATCCTGGAAGCAAATTAGATGTTGATGGTAAGGGTTCATTTGGTGATGCTACGACATATGCTTTAAAGTTAAAAAGCTCAGGTGGAGCAAGAGGAATAAATATATTATCTAATGATGGTACTTCAAGAGGTGGTATAGATTGGAGCACAGCAGATTTTATTATAAGAAACTCTTCTGATGATGAATTACTCAAATTAAACTATAGTAGTAAAAACGCAACTTTGGTAGGTAATGTTACAGCCACTAACTTTATACTTTCTTCCGATAAAAGACTAAAAGAAAATATTGAGAAAGTATGTGATAATAGAGTTAAAGTAGATTGGAAAACTTTTGAATTAAAAACAGAAAAAGGACAAAAAAGATACGGCGTTATAGCTCAAGAGTTAGAAGAAAACCATCCTGAATTTGTTAAAACAGACGATGAAGGCTTTAAGTCAGTAAAGTATATAGATTTATTAATCGCTAAAATAGCTGAGCTAGAGGCTAGGTTAGAAAAACTAGAAAAATAATGAGTGTACCCAATACAGATTCTTTTGACTTAGCAACTGTAATTAGTGTAGTTGGACTAAGTACTGGAGATGGCTTACAGGAATGCTTTGATGACTCTGATGATTCAGAGTTTGACACCAACTATAACCCTAACAGCGATGGTCTTGATAATAATCTTTTAAACTTTAGAAACTATAACGCAGGAACAACAAATACCTTGGTAATCTCTACACAAAGTTGGGGGGATTTTAATTACGCAAATATAGGTAATTTTAGCGATGGTACTCAAACTATTAGTTACACATGGAAGTATGTTCAAAAAATATCTGGTACTGGAACTGTTACTATTAGTTACGGTGGTGTAGCAAGGGCTGAGGGATATACAACACCTACTATAACTGGATCTATAAATCAAATAGGAAGTAGTCATACCGCTGGAAGATTTTTTCCTGCTAACACTTTTGACATTTCGCCGGGTGACAGCAATTGGCAAGCGGAATTTGAGTTCACCTTACTTATATCAACATATGATACAGTTCCAACAAGTCCAGATAATAAAACAACTTTTACTACTTACATTGGCGATCCGCCGCAGTAGCTTAATAAATAAATAAATAAATAAAAATGGCAATTACTTACAAATGGGATATCCCAGCAATGAATGCTCACATTCAATCAGAAGGTGAAGAAAACGTAATCTACACAGTACATTACAGATACACTGGTTCCGAAGAATCTAACGGTAAAACTTATTCGTCAACCAATATTGGTACTCAAGGTTACACTTATGTAGCTGGAGCTCCTTTTGCTCCTTACGAAAACACTGAAGCTTTTGAAGCTATAGTTATCGGATGGTTAGAAGATTCTTTAGATGTAGATCAAATGCAAGCTAGTATAGCTGCAAACATACAGTCTCAAATTACACCAGTTAATGAAGACTTATACTTTACATGGCAAAACCCTGTACCACCGACTGAAGAATAAAAGGTAATTTATACGTCAAACGTGTAATAATAAAAACCATACAAAGCTCTGAGCTTGTTGTAATTAAATTAAATTAAATCAAATTAAATATGTCAGACAAAATTGTCAAGAACTTAAGCTTTGGTGATGACGCTAAAGTTAAGGTCTTCGAAGGAATTAATAAACTTACAAAAGCTGTTAGCTCTACATTAGGAGCTAGCGGCCAATGTGTCATACTAGAAGACGGTAGCGGAAGACCTATCATTACAAAAGATGGTGTAACAGTTGCTGATTCAATAACATTACTAGACCCAGTAGAAAATATGGGTGCTACGCTTTTAAAGGAAGCTGCTAGAAAAACTGTGAAAGAAGCTGGAGACGGAACAACAACAGCTACAGTACTAGCGCACTCTATTCTAAACGAAGCTTACGAAGCTTCTAAAACAGATAACATCAGAATAATTAAAGATGGTATTGGTACTGGTGTTGAGAAGGTAATAAAATACTTAGAGAGAAAAAGTATTGAAGTTAGTGGCGATATGTTAAAAGATATTGCTACTATTAGTTGTAACAACGAAAGAGATCTAGGAGAAATCATTGGCGACGCCTTTGAAGCTGTTGGTGAAAATGGAGTTGTTATGATGGAACCTACAGACGTCGAAGAAACAAGCTTTGAATTAGTAGATGGAGTTCAATACGAAAAAGGTTTGACAAACTCTCATTTTGTAACTAGTCAAGAAAAAAGAATTGTAGAACTTGAAAGACCAGTTGTACTACTTTTAGAATCACCAGTTGAGACTATAAGAAAAATACAATCAGTTTTAGAACATGTTATACAAAACAACATACCTTTATTAATTATAGGTGATTTAGATCCTCAAGTAGTTTCTACGTTAGCTATGAATAAAGTTAAAGGTAATATAAAGGTAAACGTAATCAACGCTCCTACGTACGGTATTAATAAAAAAGATGTATTATCTGATTTAGCTGTATTAACAGGTGCAACAGTAATAAATGAAGATCTTGGAGACGACTTAGATGTTATAAATCCAGATTTATTAGGTACGTGCTACAGAAGTGTAACTGATGATTACGAAACTATACTACAAGTAGATAACGAAACAGAAGAAGTTAAAAATCTTATAGACGAGGTTAAAAGCCAGATAAAGGAAGCTAGAGCTCCTGGAGATGTTATTAGATTAGAAAAAAGACTTTCAAGGTTATCTGCTAAAGTAGCTATAGTAAAAGTCGGTGCTAACTCAGAGATTGAGTTAAAAGAAAAGTCAGATAGAGTTGAAGACGCTATATGCGCAACTAAAGCCGCTATTAAAGAAGGTATAGTTTCAGGTGGTGGAATTGCTTTATTAGATGCATCGACAAAAGTTAAGCCTAAAAACAAAGGTGAAGAGATACTATTAGAAGCCATTAAGGCGCCATTTAAGAAGATATTAAGTAATTCAGGTGTTGAGTTTCAGGTATCAGGTAAAGAAGGCGTAGGAATTGACGTAGTAACAGGCAAGATGGTTAATATGATTAAGAAAGGAATTATTGATCCTTTGTTAGTTACCAAGAGCGCACTTAAAAACGCTGCCTCAGTAGCCACAACTATATTATCAACTAATTGTGTAATTAATAACTTAAGAGTTGGAGATGAAAGCAATAGGTAGTAATATAATTATAGAAAAAATAAAAGAAGCTCCTGTGTCTAAAACAGACGGAGGCTTACTTCTTACAGAATCACAAAGACAAGATGTCAGGTACAAGAAAGGTTCAGTTGTAAACTGTGGTGATCTTGTTAAAGGTGTTAAAGAAGGTGATAGCATATTTTATGATAAACACGCTGGTCATAGAGTCGAAATAGGTAACGATATTTATTATGTTATTAAATTTCAAGACGTTGTAATTGTTTTATGAGAATAGAGGCTAGTGATATTAAAGATTTAAACTTATTAAAGCATTATAGAATTATAAGAAAGTGGGCGTGTAAAAACAACGACTTAACTGATGCTGATTTAGAGTTATTAATATACCTAGACTGTATTGATCTTTTTACTAAAAAAGATTTCATGGATGGTTCATATTCTTATAGTTGGGACAAAAGAAGATGGAATAAATTATTAAAAGAAGACTGGGTGCAAGTCTGGAGGCCTAGAAATAGAACTACACAAAAGTATCATATATACAAGGTTTCTTTTAAAGGTAAACAACTTATACAGAGAATATATAGAATTATGCTTGGCGCTGAAGACATACCTACGAGTATGAAAAGAAACGTCATAATGAAGGGTAAGACATATACTGATAAGGTTTTAATAACCTCCATAAACAACGTTAACAAAGACAAAAATAGATAACTATGAACAATCAATTAATCAATGAGCAAGTAGATCCAATGACTGGTGAGCCTGTTCAATTTACAACTGTTCCTCCAACTCCATCAAACGAGTTAGGTTCAGCTAAGCCGCTTTTTAACGACGGCTCTAAGAACTATGCACAATCAATATATGGTGACGTAGCTCAAAGACAAAACTCTTTAGGATCAAACGCGCCATTGTTTAAAAAAAGCTGTGGTTATAAAAAATAAAACTATGAAAGGAAAAAACGGAATTGTAGGAGAAAATACTTTATGGGACGGACCATTGAGTCAAGACGGTAGACCTCACGGAAAAGGATCTAGCTCAGGTATAAACGGTATGAAGCTAAAGTTAGCTGACTGCGGTTGTGATTCATTAAAAGGACCTATAACTCAAAGAGCTAAAAGCTTATAATAAAAAAAGCTATGAGTGATTTGAAATTATATGCAGCAAATACTTTAACTTTAGGTGTGACAACTTTTACGAATATAGAGATGAGCTTAAAAGTAATACTACTATTACTCTCAATAGGATATACGCTAAGTAAATGGCTTAACATTAAAAAAGAAAAATAATGGCTTATACTCAAGAAAATATTTCTCCTTTCTTGAAAGTTAGAAAAACTACAAAAGGAAAAGGTAGAAATTTTAGAACAACAAAAGAAGGAGCCGGAATGACTTCTGCTGGTGTTAAGAAGTACAAGAAAGAAAACCCAGGTAGTAAGCTTCAGACAGCTGTAACTGGTGATGTAAAACCAGGTAGCAAAGCTGCTAAAAGAAGAAAATCTTTTTGTGCTAGATCTAAAGGTTGGACTGGTGAAAGAGGTAAAGCCGCTAGAAAAAGATGGAAATGTTAAAATAAAAACTATGAAAAAAAGTAAAGCAAAAGTAGAGCAAGATTATGCTAGAAACGCAATCCACGATTACGAAACTGGTAAGAAAAAACAAGGTAACTACGAAAAGAAAAAAGAATTAGAAGTTGCTGCTGGTGAAGGATTCAAAATGAAAGGCGAATCAAAAAGCCCTTTGTATTCTAAAGGATCTTTTATGTCTAAGCATTGTAAATCAAGTTTTGGATCTCCGTTAAATAAAAAAAGCTGTAGTAAATACTAGTATGGCTTTCAGTATGAAGATGGGTAAACTGTCTATGGATAACACTCCTATATACCAGGTTGATACTGAGAAAGGTGTTATGGGCCAAGCTTTAAACAATGGCTCTATATTAATAGATAAACACCTAAGCGGTAAAGATAAAGAAGAAGTTATAAAGCACGAAAAAGTGCATCTAGATCAAATGAGTAGAGGAGATTTAGATTATGATGGCGATAACGTTTATTGGAAAGGTAAGAAATACCCTAGATCAGTAATGAATGAAGGAGCTAAAAATTTACCTTGGGAGAAAGAAGCATATAGTAAAACTAAAGACATGAAAAATTCAACAAAAAATACACCTTTTTACAAAACTGGACCTAGCGATCCTAGCCCAAAAGAGAAGCAGTCAAAAGCTAAAGTAGGTGAAATACCTGGATTACAAGAGATTAAGCAAAGGTTTAAGGGCAAGTATGAAGTTACAGCTAAAAAAGGTCAAGTTAACAAATACAAATTAGTAGACAAGAGTGGTAATTCAATTTCTTACTCTGCTGGACCAAGAAGCAAAAAAGAAAAAAGAACTTTCGCTGAAGCTATAAACGAGTCAATGAAATGAAAAAAATCCTAAGCCTTTTAACAGGTGGTCTTATTAAAGACGTTGGTGGTGTAATAGACAAGCTAACCACTACGGATGAAGAAAGATTAGCTGCTAAGCATAAAATACAAGAATTATTAGAACAAGCTGATAAAGACGCTCAAGCTCAAGTAACTGATCGTTGGAAGGCTGATATGGCTAGTGATAGTTTTTTATCTAAAAACATACGCCCACTAGTTCTAATATATTTAACTATAGTTTTCACTGTGTTATCTTTTTTTGATGGTAATATTGGTGGGTTCAAAGTTGCTACGCAATACATACCTATATTTCAGTCATTATTAATAACGGTATACGGTGCCTACTTTGTAGGAAGGACTTGGGAAAAGTCTAAACAATCAGGTAATAATAAATAGTAATAAACAAAATGTCTAAAACAATTAAATTAAATCAAATGGAAAACAAGATCACAGAAGAAGAATTAACATTATTAAAAGAGTTGCAAGGTAAATTAAATCAATCTGTTTCACAGGTAGGATTTTTAGAAACTCAAAAGCACTCTTTATTACACGTGATTGCAGAAATCAATTCTGATGTTGAAAAACAAAAATCTGAACTAGAAGATAAATACGGAAGTATTACAATTAATCTAGAGGACGGTAGTTTTGAAGAAGTTAAACAAGAAGAAGCTTCAGCAGAGTAATTATGTCATCTATTATAAGAAAAATTAGTATAGGTTCTGATTATAAAAACGACGCGATGCATTACGCATTGGGTCAATCAGTATATGGTGGTCACGAAATATCACATATACTTTATGATGAGTCTAAAAATTCTTATAGTATACATATAAAAAAAGACAATGAGATATTGCCATGGAAGAAATTTAATTCTAACATGGCTATATCCGTTGAATATGATTTAAAATACTAATGAGAAGTGTTTTTGACTTTATAGTTAAACCTATAGAAGGACGATATAAAAATGATATAGATGTTAATGGTAAAAAACTTATACTTAATTCTAATATAGAAAATTTTAAGTTTATAAGTAGAACAGCAGAAGTAATAACTGTACCATTATCACTAAAGACATTAATACAACCTGGTGATATTGTTATAATTCACCACAACGTATTTAGAAGATATTACAATCAAAAAGGAGAAGCTGTAGACAGTAGTAAACTTTTTAAGGAAAATCTTTATTTTTGCCAACCAGATCAAATTTATTTATACAAAAGAAATGGTAAATGGAAACCTGTAGGTAACAGATGTTTCTTAATGCCAATAGAGAATAACGATAGTTTCTCAATGGATAAAGAGCGTAAGGATGTTGGTATACTAAAAATTGGTAATAGCTCGTTAGAAGCGCTAGAAATAGCTGAAGGAGACTTACTTGGATTCAAAAGCAATAGAGAGTTTGAATTCATAGTTGATGATCAACGACTTTACTGTATGGAATCTAATGATATTTTATTAAAGTATGAATATAAAGGAGACGAAAAAGAATATAATCCTAGCTGGGCAAAAAGCGGTTGAGGAATTAATTCAAGTAGCTAAGGAAAAAATAGTTGACTCAGATGATGATATATCTGCTGATAGATTAAAAAACGCTGCAGCTACAAAGAAGCTAGCTATTTTCGATGCTTTTGAAATACTTAGTAGAATAGAAGAGGAAGAAAAGCTTTTGGAAGAAAAACCAAAAGATGCTAAACAAGAAAAATCTTTTAGAGGTTTTGCTGAAGGTAGATCTAAGTAATGTATAAGCAAACGCTAGTACGTACTGTAAAAGATCATATAAAGCCGGCAGTACTCAAAAGAAATAATAGATACAAAAAGTGGGAAAAAGGCTATAACCCTGAGTATGATGTAGTTATAATAAGTAGCGATGGAACTATAGGTGAAATCATAGAGATTCAAAACTTAAAAATAGCATTACCGTTAAAACCTAAGAACGTTCACAAATGTTCTCAGGATAAAAAAGATCAAGTTTGGACGAAGTTGGAATATCCAAAAGAACTATCTAAGATAAAGAGTGTTTTTGATTGGGAAAAATATCCAACTGATTTTAAAGAAGAGTGGTACGAATACATAGACAAAGAGTTTGAAAAAAGAGAAAAAGGTTTTTGGTTTTATAACAATGGCAGTCCGACTTACATTACTGGTACTCATTACATGTACTTGCAGTGGTCCAAGATTGATGTTGGGGCAGCAGATTATAGAGAGTCAAACAGACTATTCTTCATATTCTGGGAAGCTTGTAAAGCAGACAATAGGTGTTATGGAATGTCGTATCTCAAGAATAGACGTTCAGGATTTTCATTCATGGCGTCTGGGGAGACAGTT